CTGGAACATTGCAGAAGGCTCAACAGCCCGAGTACGCTTCCTTCCTGACGCAGACAACAAAAACTCATTCTTCTGGATCGAACGTGCAATGATCAAGTTGCCATTTGCTGGCATCAAAGGTCAAGCAGACAGCAAGCCTGTTATTGTACAAGTTCCTTGCGTTGAAATGTGGGGTGACGCTTGTCCAGTGTTGGCCGAAGTACGCACCTGGTTCAAAGACCCAGCATTGGAAGATATGGGTCGTAAGTACTGGAAAAAGAAAAGTTACTTGTTCCAGGGCTTTGTGCGTGACAATCCTCTCAGCGATGACAAGACTCCTGAGAATCCAATCCGTCGTTTCATCATCAGCCCACAGATCTTTAACTTGATCAAGAACGCCCTGATGGATCCAGACATGGAAAACTTGCCAACTGACTACACTGGTGGTCTTGATTTCAATGTCAAGAAAACCAGCAAAGGTGGCTATGCTGACTACAGCACCAGTACCTGGGCACGTAAGGAGTCGGCATTGACCAGCCAAGAACAAGGCGCCATTGATCAATTTGGTTTGTACAACCTAAGCGACTTTTTGCCCAAGCGTCCTGGTGAAGTTGAACTGAAGGTCATCAAGGAAATGTTTGAAGCAAGTGTTGACGGTCAGCCATACGACCCAGATCGTTGGAGCCAATACTTCAAGCCTGCAGGCTTTGGCGGTGGCGATCGTGGTGATTCTGCACCTGCAGTAGCATCTGCACCTGCACCAGCACCCAAGTTGACAGTTGTTGATTCAACTCCTCCTTTTGATGTTGATGACGAGCCAGCAGAAGCTGTCGCGCCAGTTGTAACAGCCGCCAAGCCCACCAGTGACAAGGCAGCAGATATCCTGGCAATGATCCGCAATCGTAAGACAACCTAAGGTTGTTGATGTTATCACAACTTGATAACATTATTTTTCCTGACCGCTGTGAAGTATTAGAAATAGTACCTTCACAGCGGTACGTATATCCTATATTCAAAAATGGCAGTACCAGTTTGTACAAAAAAGGATATAGAGTATTGGACCAAAAGGAATTGAGCCAACTCACAGAAGTAGAAATATTTGTTCGTGATCCAGTTGAAAGATTCTTTACTGGACTACAGGCATTTTTAAAATACAACCCCGATTATGATCCAAAAACCACAATCGCTTTGGTGCAAAATCATTTGTTTTTGAATCGACATTTTTGTCCACAGTTTCATTGGTTGGTCAATCTACAAAGATTTGCACAGCCCAAGATCAAAATCAGTCCATTGGAACAGTTGAAAGAACTCATACCTGAAATCAGCAACCCAGCATCGGTAATTAATCCCGGCATTGATTTGAATAATCATAAGATACAATTCTATTGTCAAATTGATAAAGTATTAACACACGATCTACTTGGTAGGACAGTATCGTTTTCTACCATAACAAAAACTATACAGGCCAAGTATCCAGATATATACAGAGAAGTAATACAGCGTTCACAAGATTTATGCAGTGTCCTAGACTAGATCATTTTGTAAGATTTAACACCAACGGAACCATAGGTCGATGTGGCCACATGGTGTCTCCTCCGCGATTCAAATCATTTGCGGACATGAATGATAGCCAGTGGTTGAAGAACATCAAACAAAGTTTTGTTGATGATACGTTTCCCAAAGAGTGCGTCCGTTGTAAAGAAACAGAACAAATCAATGGTTCTAGCATTAGACTCAATGCCATAGAATTCCACAAAAAACAAACTCGCAAAGACTATCTGATTGTGGGCGGAGTTTTAGATAATGTGTGTAACAGTGCCTGCTTGACCTGTAATGCCAATCACAGTACAAAGATTGGTAGTCTGATGGCCCACACTGGCAAATATTACACCATTGACAACAGTGAAAATTTTTGGAATCTTCCGTTGGATCGTGTGGTACACTTGGACATCAGCGGCGGTGAACCCAGTGCCAGTAAAAATTACAGAGATATACTCAAGAATATTCCGCCTTCGGTGCGTAGTGTTAGAATCAATACCAACTGTTCTTTGATCATACCAGAAATCGAATCTTTGTTGGAGCGTGGCATACACGTGACTGTCACAGCAAGCCTGGATGGCATAGGAGAAATACACGATCTTGTTCGTTGGCCTATCAAATGGGACAAGTTCTATACAAATCTTATGACATACAAAAATATGGGCATACAAGATCTAAATACTTGGACCACAGTGAGTGCATTGAACATAGGCGATTTTGACAACATATTGAGTTTTGTCAAAGATCACAATCTAGCACATTCATATGCACTACTGCACAATCCAGAAGTATTGAGCATCAAATATTCAAATTCGTGGACAAGAGCACACAAGCAGATATTGCCTGGGCAGGTGGCCATAGGTCCCGACAATCAAGCTCAAATTGATGAATTTGTATTTGAACAAAAGCATTTAAGAGGTATGCTATAACATATATGAAAATTGCAATAACAGGACATTCAGCAGGCATCGGCCAGGCTCTGGCTCGAATATTCACAGAACAAGGACATGAGATCGTTGGACTTGATAGGCGCAATGGTTATAATATTAGAAGTACGCCCAAGGTAGCGGCCATGATAGAACCTTGTGATTGGTTTATAAATAATGCACAAGTTGGATTTGCACAAACTGAATTATTGATTGAAGTTTATCGTTTATGGAAAGATATTCCCAATAAACGTATTATAAACATTAGTACTATCATGACTTCACATCCAGTCAGCACCCTTCCTGGCTTGGATATGACAGCCTACAGAATACAGAAAAAAGCATTGGAAGAAACACATCACCAACTCAGACATCTACAGATTTGGCCCAAACTTATTTTGATCAAACCCGGCGGTGTTGCAACTCAATTGACACAGGAAACCGATATGAAAAAGGCCAATGTTGATGAATGGGCAAACACAGTTGTGCAAATATTAGAGTTGGCTGCACCCAATCTTGAAGTCACAGAATTGGCATTGGGCGTAAACTATCAATGAACACCAAAGAATATCTAACCAACCGTGCATTTTGTCCCGTGCCTTGGACTGGCCTGATGTACAATGTTGACGGTGCGGTCAAGAATTGTATTCGTAGCTCTAAACCAATTGGTAATTTAAAAGATAACACCATAGAAGAAATATTGGCACAAGATTACGCAATCAAATTAGATATGCACTCAGGTCAAAAGTTCAGTCGGTGCGATCCGTGTTATGACCTAGAACAAGAAAAGAACAATTTAGATATCATAAGTGATCGTGTATTTTACCTTAAAGAATTACGTGCTGTTGATCAAAGCCTTTATGATACCACAAACTTTGCGTTACACGCAGTTGATGTTCGTTGGAGTAATCTGTGTAACTTTGCCTGTGTGTATTGCAATGAACAATTTAGCAGTCGTATAGCCAGTGAACGAAATATACAAATTCATCGCCCCGAAGATCTCAAGCTACAGGCTTTTAAAGAATGGGTATTTGCCCGCGCAGGACAACTCAAACACGTATACTTGGCAGGCGGTGAGCCATTATTGATGAAGGAAAACTTAGAGTTCCTTGAATTACTAAAACGGGTCAATCCCAATGTTAATCTAAGAGTAAACACCAACCTAAGCAAAGTTGACACACGTATTTTTGATTTGATTTGTGAGTTCAAAAATGTACATTGGATTGTCAGTGTTGAAACCTTGGAATCAGAATATGAATATATACGTTATGGCGGACGTTGGCAAGACTTCCTTGACAACTTGATTGCTATTAAAAAATTAGATCACAAGATATCATTTAACATGTTATATTTGGTACTCAACTATCGAACCATGTTTGCGTGTGTGGATTTTTTAAAAGGCATGGAATTTCACAACAACAGTTTTATTATTCAACCGTTGCTGGCCCCAGACTACCTAAATATTAGACATCTCGACGCAGGTGTGTTAAACTCTGTGAAAGATGAATTGACTCGGCGTATTGAGCAACAACCTGGATTTCTATTGGAAAATGGATATCGTAATGCGTTGGCATACTTGAATCAACCCGTAGAAAAAAACTTGACGCGGTGTTTTGAATATTTGAAACAAACGGATGCAAGACGAAATCTAGACAGCAGAGAAATTTTTAAAGATTTATACAAGGAAAACTATCATGGCTAAACCATTTGACGTAAGCAAATTTCGCAAAAGCATTACCAAAGCAATCGACGGCATCAGCGTCGGCTTTAACGATCCCACTGATTGGATTGGTACCAACAACTATGCACTAAACTATCTGATCTCCGGAGACTTCAACAAAGGTATTCCCATGGGCAAGGTCACTGTGTTTGCAGGTGAGTCGGGTGCAGGCAAAAGTTTTATTTGCTCAGGCAACATTGTCAAGAATGCACAGGCACAAGGTATCTATCCGATATTGATTGACACTGAAAATGCGTTGGACGAAGCCTGGTTACACGCACTGGGAGTTGACACCAGCGAAGACAAGTTATTGAAACTGAACATGGCCATGATTGATGATGTGGCCAAAATGATCAGTGAGTTTGTCAAAGAGTACAAAGTACTGCCCGAAGACAGTAGACCCAAAGTGTTGTTTGTGCTGGATAGTTTGGGTATGTTGTTGACGCCCACGGACGTCAATCAGTTCACAGCAGGCGACTTGAAAGGTGACATGGGTCGCAAGCCCAAGGCACTGACAGCATTGGTACGTAATTGTGTGAATATGTTTGGCGACTTGAACATCGGACTGGTTGCCACCAATCATACCTACGCCAGTCAAGACATGTTTGATCCAGATGACAAAATATCAGGTGGACAGGGCTTTATCTATGCGTCAAGTATTGTAGTTGCCATGCGTAAGTTAAAACTCAAAGAAGATGAGGACGGTAACAAGATCAGCGAAGTAAAGGGTATCCGTGCCGCTTGCAAGATCATGAAAACACGCTATGCCAAACCCTTTGAAAGTGTGCAGGTCAAGATTCCTTACGAAACAGGTATGAACCCCTACTCAGGCCTGACTGACCTGATCGAAGGCAAGGAACTTTTAAAGAAGGAAGGCAACAGTTTGGTATATACTACAGCCGATGGCGAGATTATCAAGAAATTCCGCAAGGGATGGGAACGCAATGATGATGGATGCTTGGATCATGTCATGAAAGACATTACCAATAACCCACACATATTTGATAAAACAAAACCCACAGAACAACCAGTAGAAGAGGAAACTGCAGAATGAGCCTAGATGTTGATGTTTTAATTGAAACATATACTATCCTAAAACAGTATATCCCTGTCAAAGATCGTCAGGAAGCCGCTGATAACTTGATGAGTGTCATGGTTGATATGCTCAACGATATTGAAATCAAAGAGTTTGCGGCCACTGATAGCCCGTTGACCAAATCTCTCAAAGAGTATATGAGCGAAGACGAAGACGAATACTACGACGAAGAATAATGTGGTATAATCGTGTAGTTGCAGATCTAAGCCAAATTCCGGCCTGTATCAATTACTACGAGAATGAATTGTTGTCGGCCAAGGCTGACTGCAAGATTTCAGGTAATGTTGAACGGTCGGTAGCAAACCTACCTGGTATAACTGAGCATAGATTTAATCAGCTACAAGAAATTGAAGCTATTTTAAATTACTTAAATATACAGTTGCGTAAGATTCGAAGAAAGCATTTTCAAAAGTATCTTGAAAGTTATGCCCGTGCTCTGACCAGCCGCGATGCTGAAAAGTACGTGGACGGCGAAGACGAAGTGATCGACTTTGAGACCATCATCAACGAAGTTGCTCTTGTGCGTAACAAATGGTTAGGTATGATGAAAGGCCTCGATAGTAAAAATTTCATGTTAGGACACGTGGTTCGTTTGAGAACTGCGGGCATGGAGGATGTGACAGTATGATGGATTGGAAATCTCGTGCAGATATGTTACTTGAAGAGTTCAATCTCTGTATGGCATCTCGTCCTCGGCAGAATACAGTAGACATTCAAATATTAAAAGATACAGCAGGCAAATGGGCACATCATTTGACCAGTATGCGAGCTTGGGGTTCAGATCTAGAAATAGCAGAAGCTTGCCATCAACTTGAACCCAGGCTTGATGAATTAAAAAAATCTGTAGTTATAGAAGTATTAAAAAATGGCGCAATTTAAAACAGCACAAGAAAGTCATGCACATAGTCGTCGGACCATGGATGCTATTTACGAGTTTGATACGTTCCTCGACAGTCTAAAAGTTGTGGCCGACATGGGTTGCGGACGTGGATTGGATGCCGAATGGTGGGCTACACTAGAAACCAGAGACGACCCTCCTGAACCCAGAAACTATCTGACCTATGCCATCGATTTGGATGTCAGTCGTATTGAACCCGACCTGTCTAAAATGAAGAACGTTAGAGTTATCAAAGACAATTTCTCCAAGGTCAAATTGCCAAAGACTGTGGATTTGATTTGGTGTCACGATGCATTTCAGTATGCAGTTGACCCAGTGGGCACATTGCGTCACTGGAACAAATTGATGACCCCCGATGGCATGTTGGTATTGATACTGCCACAAAACATTGGATATTCCTACAATCGTTTGGTCAATCGCACAGAAAACTATTGTTATCATAATCACACTGTGTGCAATTTGATTTATATGCTGGCGGTCAATGGCTTTGACTGCAACGACGCTTATATGTTAAAAACAGCCAATGATCCTTGGATGCACTTGGCAGTTTACAAGAGTTCTGTTGAGCCAATGGATCCTGCAACCACCAGCTTGTACGATCTAGCCGAAATGGAACTGTTACATCCTAGCGCAATCGCTAGTATAAACGCCTTTGGATATCTACGCCAGGAGGATCTAGTGTATCCTTGGCTCAACAGAGACTGGTATAGGTCAAAAAATTAATATGAAAATTGTTGTTGTCACTGGTGGCTTTGATCCCTTGCACTCAGGGCACATAGCCTACTTTGAATCTGCAAAACAATTGGGCGATAGACTCATTGTTGGCCTGAATAGCGACAACTGGCTCGAGCGCAAAAAAGGTCGAGCATTCATGCCGTTCATAGAACGTCAGGCCATCATACGTGGCCTGGGCGTAGTTGACAGTGTGATTGATTTTGATGACGATGACGACACTGCCAGAGATGCCATCGAACAGGTGCGTCTGCTTTATGCTGGTGCTGAGATTGTGTTTGCCAACGGTGGCGACAGAACACATGTCAATATACCAGAAATGACGGTCAACGACAAGAATGTATCTTTTGCGTTTGGGGTCGGTGGGTTCAACAAAACCAACAGCAGTAGTTGGATTTTACAAGAATGGCAGGCCCCTAAAACAGAACGTGCTTGGGGCTACTACAGAATACTACACCAAGTGCCAGGGACCAAAGTAAAAGAACTCACAGTCAACCCTGGTGCTAGCCTAAGTATGCAACGTCACGAACAACGTCACGAATTTTGGCACGTGACCGAAGGCGCCTGCGAGGTTGACCAAAAATCAGAAAGTGGGTATAATTTGCCTACAATGACATTAAATCGTCACAGTCAGGTGATTGTTCCGCAAGGAGATTGGCACCGTATTCGTAATCCTTTTGACGCACCCTGCAAGATTGTAGAAATACAATATGGCACAGCCTGTGAAGAATCAGATATCGAACGCGATAAATAACTTACTATGCGTAACTTAATTGACTTAATTGACTTAATTGAAACTCCACAACTAGATGAGGAATCTATGCTGAACGCCGCACAAATCAACAAACGTTTTGAAATGTTTATTGCTCATATACGTGCCGGCAAACCTTTTTATTTAGTGGACGGCACTCCAGTTGTGGCAAATCCCGACGAAGCTGACAGATTAGAACAGCTCCGGGACGATGGAAAATTCAACGGAAAAATTTCAATTGAAGATACCGAAGGTGAAATATGGAATACTGCACAATTTTTAAAGACGCGAGACTTCGGTGGTCAAGCGGTACCACCCGGGCAGGGGGTTCAATCAATAAAAACAAATGGTGGGTCGGCTACGTATTCGGTGTCCAAGAAAGAATTCAGCCCTACAGTGATGGGACTGGCCGGCAAAGTATACAATAGAGACGAATTGATCTCGGCTGCCCAAGCCGCAGTGGTTACAAAAACTCGAGATCGTCCTACTCTACAGGCCATACTGCTAGAATTGATCGAAGTGGCACAGGGATTAAAGCAAACATTAAGCCCAGAAAATCTTGCAAACTTTGATTCAGATTCAAAAAACAAAATCAGTCAAGACTTTGGCGAAGTGCTGGCACCCATCATGTTAGCCAAAGAAAACGAAGACATTGAATTTCCGGCTGCCGGAAACTTTCCCTTGATCGACGTGGTAGTTGGTGCAAACAAATACAGCGTAAAAAGTTTAACCGGGTCAGGAACCAGTTTCTCCAGTATTGTGAAACTGTTGGATAGTTTTGAACAACAAATTGCCACAGACGAAGATCAAAAGGCCCTGTATGAATTAATCAAACAATACAAGCCCGGCGATGATACCGGTCTAAATGTGGACAAAATTATTCGAGCCGGTGCACACGCTAAGATTCCTGAGCATGAAATGGCAGTACAGGTATTTGGTCAAACATTTAACGACTACACATCATTGACCAGTTTGGTCAGTGGTGTCACAGACAATAGTACAGACAACTATGCCAAAATGTTGCGAGCCGTATATCCTATTAGTGTTGCTGGCAACTGGGGCGGCCCAATTGGCCTGCCGGCCGATGCTAATAAGTATGTGCCAGAAATACAAATTCCTTTACGCAAAGGTGAGGCCAAACAGGCTGGCTATCCAGCATTCAAGCAAAATCCAGTCAAGGCCACAGCAGATATTCTAACTTATATTGTTGGTGCTGGTACACTAAACTACGTGACACAGGGCGAACACGCCAAAGAATACAGCGAAATGATGACCAAGATTGTGAATCAAAGCCCGGCCTGGTTAGGACATATCACCATTACACGAACAGGCGGATTAGACATTGTTGCAGAACCATTTAGCGAGTTGAATTTCAAATTCCAGTATCACGCACCTAGCCATAAACCTGGCAATAACCTTCCAGGATTTATGGTAGTAATGCCCAAAAAAGGCGACAAAGATAAGAAAAAATCCAAGTCAGATATTGAGCCTGGTGCCGGTGTAACTGATGCACCACCAGAACCTGCAATGAAACTCAAAGATCCCGGCACCAGTATGGGTGCAGATAAAATTTCCCGTCCAGGTCGCAAACCAGAAACAAGATCCGCTCCAAAAGGTCTTGGACGTGAACGCAGATAATCTGCTTGACACAAATTCAACTATCATATATAATAATACACAGGGCTCGTAGCTCAGTTGGTTAGAGCAGAGGACTCATAATCCTTTGGTCCCTGGTTCGAGTCCAGGTGGGCCCACCAAAAGAAAGTATACAATGAAAATATATCTAGCAATGGCGGAAATGCCCGACGGCAACAGAATTTTTGAACGTGCCTATCTGTCCGAAGTAGAAGCGGCTCGGGCCGCTGAGGCAATGGTCAAGGATGTCAACGACAACACCGATATGCAGGTGGCACCTGTGGTTGAAGATGTTGAATTGGTAGTAGAGAAACAGGACGCAAGTATGGGGGAATTGGTAGATCCAGGGGACTTAAAATCCCCCGCTTGATGCGTCCCGGTTCGACTTCGGGTACTTGTACCACGATGTTGTGTTAATACAACAGACCAAAAAGAGCATAAGTGCTATAAT